ACGAACCAAACAACCCTGCCTCGGCGGGGCTTTTTGCGTTGGCGGGATGCCTGCGCGTTTAACAGCGGGAAGCTGAACCAATGAAAATCGAAGTATCAGACGCAACAACACTGCCAACATGGCTGCAGACACACGTGGCAGACGGCCACCTTGATCTAGGCGCGCTTGCTGCACCAGAGGACGTGGCGGGGCTTAAAACGGCGCTGTCGAAAGAGCGCGGTAATGCAGCGGCGTATTCCAAATATGGCAGCCCGGATGAAATCGACGCCAAGTTCGCAGACCTGACCGAAAAGGCCAAGGGCAACGGCAAGGGCGCAGACGATGCGCAGGCCAAGCTGGACGCGATGAAAAACGAATATGACACTCGCGACAAGGCCAAAGATGAACGCCTCACAAAGATGATGCGCCGTAACGCATCGTCCGAGTTGAAGGCGGAGCTGGCCAAGGCGGGCTTCATAGCAGAAGCAATTGACGACATCGCAAGCACGGCTATGGCTCGCTTGCAGTTTTCAGAGGATGGGACATCAAAGGTTGTAAAGCCTGATGGCTCTATCTGGGTTGAGTCAGGACGACCCAACCAAGATGCGACCCTAGCCGATCTGGCGAAGGAACTTGCGACATCCAAATCATACGCGGTTCGGGATGCAGGCAAGGGCGGCGGCGGGAAGCCAGCCGGATCACAGGGCGGGACGCCTGACAAACCGACAGTCACGCGCGCGGCTTTTGACGCAATGTCACAATACGAGCGTGCAACACATGCAAAATCAGGCGGCACAGTCAAAGACTAGCCCCCGCAAAAGGAGCCTAACAAATGGCAAACGTACTCACAGACCTCGCAGCAGACATCTACCGCGCAGCCGACATTGTTGGCCGTGAATTGGTTGGCGTCATTCCATCCGTTACAATCAACGCCGGTTCCGAAGGTGCTGCGTTTGGTGACACGGTTCGCGCTGCCTACACCCGCACGCCAACGCTGAACGACAGCTATGCGCCTGCGATGACCATCCCCGAAGGCGATGACCAGACCGTTGACAACAAGACCATGACCATCGACAAGGTTGCCAACATTCAAATCCCATACACCGGCGAGGACATCAAGCACCTCAACAACGGCGCTGGATATGAAACCGTTTATGGCGACCAAATCGCACAAGCCATGCGCAAAATTACCAACGCAATCGAAAGCCACACGGCTTCTACGCTTGCTCTTGGTGCGTCACGCGCAATCGGTACGGCTGGCACAACCCCATTCGGTTCCAACTTTGATGAAGTCGCTGAAATTCGTCAAATCTTGGTTGACAACGGGATGCCACTTGACGGCCAAGCCACCATTGCGATGAACACCGCAGCCGGTACAAAGCTGCGCAACCTTGCACAATTGCAGCGTGTCAACGAGGCTGGCGGCGAGGAACTGTTGCGTCGCGGCGAATTGTTGAACTTGCAAGGCTTGATGTTGAAGGAAAGCAACGGCATCGCATCGCACGTCAAAGGCACTGCAACAGGCGGACGCACAAACGACGCATCCGGCGTGGCTGTTGGCGCAACTGTTATCCCGTTGGAAAACATCACCGCAGGCGGCACAGGTTACAAAGCCGGTGACGTTGTGACATTCGCATCCGACACCGCGAACAAGTACGTTGTTGAAGTTGGCCTTGCGTCTGGCGCGACTGGCAACATTACAATCGCTGCGCCGGGCTTGCGGGTTGCGTTGCCTGACAACGACAACATCACAATCCTCAACAACCACACAGCCAACGTGGCGTTTCACCGCGCGGCTTGTGAGTTGGTTGTGCGTCCACCTGCGCAGCCACTCGGCGGCGATGCGGCTGTTGACCGCCTGACCGTGCAAGATCCGTTCTCCGGTCTTGTTTACGACATCGGCGTCTATAAGGGCTATGGCAAGTCGATGTTTGACATTACGACTTTCTACGCCGCGAAGGTTTGGAAGCCGAATTTCGTCGCAACACTGTTGGGCTAAATTTAGCAGGGCGGCAGGTTTAGGCTTGCCGCCTCACTAAGTTTAGAAGGGACCGCACATGGCACTTGATACCACAATTGGCGGCGTAAACGCTGACAGCTACGGCACGCTTGCGGATTACGAGGGCTACGCGCTAGGCATGGGATACACGCTTGCTGCTACCGATGCGGCAAACGAAATCAACATGCGCAAAGCTGCAAACTATCTTGACCGCAAGTATTCTTTTATCGGAATGAAGCAATTTCAATTTCAAGCCCTGTCTTGGCCGCGCTTGGTCAACGACCTTGTGGATAGCTGGCCGGTCGATCCTGACACAATCCCGCTCGACATCAAACACGCGCAATTTGAAATGGCGTTTATTCTGCAAGGCGGCCTTGACCCGTTTGCCACGATTGAAACTAGCACGACAAGCGAAAGCATCAAAGTCGGGCCGATCACAATTGCGGGCAACAACCTGCCAACATCAACGCCCCGCATTGTTGCGGTTGAAGGGCTGTTGCGCGGTTACATTCGTGGCGGCGTGGGCATGGCTAACATGGTGCGTGGCTAATGGCTACTATTGCAGCACAGGTCACAGCGGCTTTCAACAAGATTGCCGCAAAGCAACCGGACGCGATACAGACAGGCACAATTCAACAGCCGACACCACAGGCCACAGGCGGCGGACCAAGCGACCCAACGGGCGGCACGGCTGGCACAACGCCAACGGCGGTCACAGCCCGCATGGCGATATTTTTGATTGACGGCAGCAGGATCGACGGGACTGCCATCAAAGCAGGCGACTTCCAAGTAATCATTGAGCCTATCGGGATTGAGATTACGTCTTCTGATCTTGTCACATTTTCTTTTGCTGGCATCACAAAGGCTCGCACAATTATGGACACGGGCCGCGTGGCATCGGGTGGGCAGACGGCGCTTTATGACATGGTGTGCCGTGGGTAGTTTCGCGGATCAATTGCGAGCCGCGCAAACAAAGACTGAACGCAAGATGGACACCTTAGCCCGGCGCGTTGCAAAGGACGTTTTTCGCAATGTGATATTCGAAACCCCCGTTGATAAGGGCGGTGCGCGGGCAAACTGGCAACCGTCCATCGGATCGCCAGCAGTCGGAACCGTGAACGCAACAGACCCTAGCGGCGCGGCAACTATGGCAAAAGTGCAAGCAAAGATTGCGACGATGGACGCGGGCGACATTATTTATCTGACAAACAACCTGCCCTATATCTTGAAGTTGGAAGAGGGCGGTTATCCTGACGGGCCAAAGACAATCGGCGGCTTTTCACGCAAAGCACCGGCAGGGATGGTCGCGCTGACTGTGCAGAAATTCCAAAGCATTGTCCGGCAGCTTAACATAGAGATTGGCAGACAATGAGCAATGTGGAAAGCGACATCCTGCAAGCCTTGAACGCGCAAGCGGACGTTATGGCAACCGCGCTGGGCTACCCTGCGTTGTGGTCACAAAAAGGTGGCGATCAACCGGCTGACGAACACGTCACCATGTTTTTGCTGCCTAACGATAACGTCGCAGCCGGCCTGTCGGATCAAGTTTACATGCGCCAAGGGTTTCTGGTCATCACGCTGGTTTCGCCTCTTGACGTTTACGAAGTCGTCACGAAGCGCAAGGCGGGCGAGATCGTCGCCTATTTCAAGCGCGGGCTGCGCGTCACTGCAAACGACACGCGGGTCACGATAACAGGCCACAGCGTGCGACAAGGCCGCGAAGAAGGCGTGCGGTGGGAAACCCCGATTTATATCAGCTACGAAAGTATGACATGAAAAAGAAAAACACCGCGACCCGCATTGATGCGCCACTGGCAAGCCCCACAAGCGTTGCCGCAAAGCCGATCAAAGCAAACCTCACAAACAAGGCGGGCGGCTTTGCTACACCCCTTGAAAAAGATATTGGCGCATGGCTGAAAATCGGCTGGTTTCGCGTCAATAAATAAATGCCCGCGTTGGGCTTAATCGCTTGAAAGGATACCAAGCACATGACTACCAACAACAACATTGGCCTGACGCTATACGGCGTAGCAGGTTCACCGGCCACCAACAACAAGGCAGGCTTTGAAGCCCTGACCTTTGTGCAGCTTAAAGGCACGCAATCCCTGCCCGTCTTTGGCGTGACGCACAACAACATTGATGTGTCAGACCTCGGCACAGGCTTTACGTCTGGCGTTAAAGGCGCGGCGACTGGCAAAGATACCACCCTGACCTTTCATGGCGACGGCACTGACACAGGCATTGCTACTGCTATCCTTGCGGCCAATGCGCAGTCTGGTGTTTATTCGCTCAAGATTGTTCGCGGTTCTGGCACGGACGGCGGCGACGGTCCTGCACCTGTTGCGGGTGACGTTGTGCAATACGCGCATGGATACTTGCACACATATGAAGAAAACCCAAAGGACGACAGCTCTTTTGAAGGTGCTTCCATCAACTTTAAGCAAAACGCGGCCACAGTGGACGACGTTGAACCTTCCTAAATCCGCTTCGGCGGTAGGGGCGGCGCGGTTTGGTTCGCCCGTCGCCCCACTTGAACCAGAACCCCAAGGATTTACCAAATGGATTTTTCTAAATTTGACAGCCGCGCAAAAGCGGAAACCGGATCGCCAATGCAGATTGTTGACGAATGGACAGGCGAGGCGCTGATGGACGGGGCCAAGCCTTGTCGTGTTATCTTGCGCGGTACTGCGTCGGCATCTATGCAAGCCAAAATGCGGGCAGCACAAAAGGCCGCTATGATGTCCAAGGCTGCAAAGGCCAAGGGCAGCGACGATGAAGCCCGCGTGATGGAGGACGTGCATAACCAACTTTGCGAAGCGGCTGCCCCGTTTATTATTGGCTTTGAAAACGTGGACAAAGACGGCAAGCCCGCAACCGCTGACGATGCGATGTGGTTCCTTAACCTGACTTTTGTGCATATGGGCGTGAAAGAAGATGCGGATGGTGAACCTGTTTTGAATAAAGACGGCGACCCTGTGTTTGAAATGTCGAACAACTGTTTTGCCAAGCAGTGCAGCGACTTTGCATCTAAGCAGGCGAATCGCTTGGGAAACGGCAAAGGCAACTAATACTTGCCGCACACCAAGCTGGATGGTTGAACGCAATTATTGAGTTAAAGAACGACAAAACAGACAGGCCGAAAGAAAGCCGTTTGATGCGTCACACCGCAAACAACACCCCCGCGCCTTTTGTAGAATTGGACGCGGGGGAATACTTGCTAAATATCCTGATCGAAGCCGGGCCGATAAAGTCTGGACCGATGGGCGGTTTTCAATCGCTGGATTGGGTTGACATCGCGGCCTATGCGTCCCTGACGATGGATGCGATTGAGCCTTGGGAAGCCAGCCTAATTAAGAAAATGTCAGACGCTTTTGTCACTGGCATGAATGAAGGCACAAGCCCGTTTTCCATACCGCCAGACCAACGCAACAAAACCAAATGACGGCCCGCTGTTGTGGCGGGTCGCAACCGTTCAAGGATAAATAAAATATGGCTGACTTCGTTGAACTTGTTATTGGCGTTGATACGCGCGGCTTGAAAAAGGGTGAACGCGCACTGGACGACACAACACGCGCCGGGCGCAAGACTGAACGGGCCACCGACGGCGCTGCGGCTGGTATGGGGCGGCTTGGGGCGACATCTGGCGGCGTTGCTGCCGCTGGTATGCGAAAATTTGCTATTGCCGCCACGGCTGCGGTTGGGGCGCTTGTGGCCGTTGTAGCTGCGGGTGCTGGCCTTAACAAGTTTGTGGATGCTACTGTAGAAGCCGATGCGGCGCAGGCACAGCTTGCGGCGGCTATCTTGTCAACGGGCAGCGCGGCTGGCCGGACGATTGGCCAGCTAAACGCGCACGCGGCAGCGTTGCAAAGCGTTACAAAGTTTGGAGACGAAGCGACCAACGCGATGCAGGGGATCTTGCTGACCTTTACCGCAATTCAAGGAGAAACCTTTGACAAGGCCACAGTCGCCACAATGGATCTTGCTACCGCGATGGGTACGGACCTGAAGGCGGCGGCGCTGCAAGTCGGCAAGGCATTGAACGATCCGGTTTTAGGTATGACTGCACTATCTCGGTCAGGCATCCAATTTACCGAAGCGCAAAAAGACGTTGTTAAAGCAATGGTTGCCACAAATGACATTGCAGGCGCGCAAGGCATTATCCTTGGCGAACTGGAAAAGCAATTTGGCGGATCGGCAGCGGCAGCGCGTGACACGCTGGGCGGCGCATTGGCTGCGCTTGGCAACTCGTTTGGCGATCTTTTTGAATTGTCTGGCCCCGCAACAGAAACGCTGCGGGCATCAATTGACAGGTTGATTGGGTCAATAACCGACCCGCGATTTGTTGCAGCAATCCAAGGCATTGGCGCGGCATTATTTGGAATGGCAGAAATAGGGATAAACGCTTTGTCCGGCCTTGCGGGCGTGTTTTCTTTTGTAGGAGAAAACATCGACGCCGTTTCTGGCATTATAATCGCGGCCACGGGCGCGCTTGTAATCGGCCTTACGCCTGCAATTATAGGTGCGACTGTCGCAGCGGCCACGTTTGTTATTGGTTTAATTACATTAAAAGGCGCACTGCTTGCCACCGGCATTGGCGCGGTTGTTGTCGTTGCCGGATTGTTAATTGGCAAGTTTTTGGAACTCGTCAAAGGCACGGGCAGTTTTGGCGAAGCGTTCAAGGCGGTGGCTGTTTTGTCACGCGCTGCGGTGACTGACATTGGGACGTTTTTAGCAGCCTTGCTTGCTGTGTCCCAATCAGTCGCGGCTGGGTTTTCAGCGACATTCTTGCAAGCCTTTGCGTCTGTTCTTGACAGCGGTTTTGACTTTGTTGATAGCTTTATCACTGGACCGTTGAACAGCTTAGAACGTGCGCTGGGGCTTGACCTGCAAACGCCATTGCGGCGCAAGGTTTCCGACGGCTTGCGCAAGATGTCTCTAGAATACACAGCGACAGCGCAGGCGGCATCGGCAACCGCAAGGCAATTGTTTGCATCGACAACCGCAACATCAACAGCGTTTGAGGAGTTTACAACAAAAATTGCGGAAACAGCCGAAGAAGTAAACGCGGCGGCGGTAGCAAGTGACCTGCTTGATAAATCGATTACCTCTACTGGAAAATCTGCGGGCAAGACCGCGCCTGAAATAAAAGAATTGAAAACAGAAACTGAAGCGTTTGATGCGGCAATGAAAGAAGCCGCTATGACAACCGAGGATCTAGGCAAAGCGAAGGCGCAAATTCTAGTTAGCGGGATCGACAGCATGGCTAGCGCGTTTGGCGACTTTGTGAGCGGCGGGCTGAAAGACTTCAAGGGCTTTGCAATGTCTATCGTTGACACGTTCAAACGTATGCTGTCGCAAATGATTGCAATGGCGGTCAAAAACAAGATTATGATTAGCCTTGGCATGGGCGGTGGTGGCGGTGGCGGTGGCAACGCTGCAAACATGGCGATGCAAGCGGCTAGCGGTGGCGGCGGCGGAGGGGGCGCGACGGCAACCACGCTCATGGCCGGTGCAAGTGCGGCTATGGCGGCTGGCGGTAGCCTCGTAGGCGTGACAGGCATTGCGGGCGGCATTGGCGCGGGGGCAGGCATGGCTGCAAGCGCGGCTGCAAGCGGCGGGCTTTCTGCGCTTGGCGGCACTATCGCTGCACAGACAGCGGCGGCAACGGCAACAGGCGCAAGCATGGCTGCAGTTGGCGCGGCAATCGGCGCGGTGGCTTTGCCGTTGCTGGCGGTCGTGGCTGTGTTCTCATTCTTCAAAAAGAAAACCAAGGAACTTGACAGCGGGATAAAAATTACGACCAACGGCCTTGATACGATGACGCAATCTTTCAAAAAGGTTGAAACGTCACAGTTTTGGGGTCTATCTAAAAAGGTCCGCACAAGCGTTAGCGACATGGGCGCTGGTGGGGCGGCAATCCAGAACGCAATTAGCGACGTGCAGGCAAACGTATTGATAGCAGCGGCATCACTAAACATCGGTGCGGATGCGTTTTCACGATTTTCATCGCGCATTAAAATTAGCACAAAAGGCATGAACTCGGATCAAGCAAATGCAGCCGTCAACAATGCGCTTTCTGGCTTTGCTGACAGCTTTGCGTCAACCATTTCGGGTCTAGGCGAGTTTAGGTTAGAGGGTGAAGGCGCAAACGACACGTTGATGCGGCTTGCGACTGGCTTGCAAAACATCAACGCGGTTTTTGAAACCCTTGGGTTTAATGCCTACAACGTATCTCTTGCGGGTGCTGGTGCAGCTTCACAGTTTGCGCAATTGTTTGGATCAATGCAGAACTTCACAACTTCAACAAACGCCTACTATGAGCAGTTTTTTACAAACAACGAAAAAATGGCTAACGCAACAGCCCGATTGACGCAGAGCCTTGCCGCGCTTGGCATCGACTTTGTGCCGCAAACAAAATCAGCGTTTCGGGACTTGGTTGATACTGCCATGCTTGGTGGCGATAGCGACCTTGCGGCGCAGTTGATTATGCTTGCGCCGGCATTCAGCGCGGTAGCAGACGCAACGAACCGGCTTGCGGATGCGATGAACACAAACGAAAACGCCTTTGCGACTGGCGTTGACTTTCGGCGGGGATTGTCACGGGCTGCAAATAATATCGCTTACAGCCCAGAAAAATCGCAGGCAGAAATGCTTGCGGAATTAAAGTCGTTGAATGCGCGTATAGATGTGCTACAATCAACATCAGAGATTACAGCAAATTCATCGTCGCAAACAGCAGAAAACACTGACTACACCAACGCCCTAACATTGGAGGCCGCAACATGACAACGCCACTGCAAATTGTTGTGCCTCTTTTGATTGCTGACGCCAACATAACTGCGTCGAATGTAGCGCTTGAAACTGCTTGGACAGCTGGTACGTATTCCCTCGGTACGCAAAAACGTGTCGGGGAGCGTATTTTCGAGGTTAGCGCGGCGTCGACATCGCAGGAACCAAGCGCGACGGCAACAGATTGGTTCGACGCTGGACCCGCCAACCGTTACGCGGCTTTTGATCGACAGGTTGGAATTGATAAGTATCGCGTTGTTGAAACCGTTACCAGCAACGCGGACACAATTACTTACACGCTAGAAACCTTGTCACGTATTAGCGGCATGGCGTTTTTTGGCGTGCAAGCTACCAACATCACAATCGTTGCCACAGTCACTACCACAGGCGATGCGGCGAACGTAAGCTATGACATGAAAGACCAGGCGCTTTACGGCGGATCATTTTGGAAATGGTTGTTCGTGCCGAAATCGTTTGAACGCAAGCACATCAACTTTGCGTTAAACATTCCGCAGAACGCCTCAATTGACATTACAATCACCAACACGGGCGACGTTGCAAAGGTTGCCACAATTGCGGCAGGCATTGTCTCACAGTTTGGCATTGTTGGCGTCGGCACAGGCAAGACACTCAAGAGCCGGTCATTCAAAAAGACAGACGGGGCGCTGACATCGCTCTTGCAGCGCACAACGTCTTCAATTGTTTCATACAATATCACGCTGTTAAATTATGAAGCCAACGCATTTTGGCGCATGGTTGATGACATTGACGGCATTGGTGCGGTCTTTGTTGCTGACAGCCAATATCCAGAATTTTCAATTTACGGCACTTTATCGTCGGCAAACCCAACGGCGCAAGGTGTCGGCACATCTAAAGCCACAATAGAGGCGGAAGAATTATGACAACCCCAACAATTACGCTATACCCGGACACGCTACCTGCAAAAGAACAGGCAAACGCGGCTTTTGACACCAACGTCGACAACTTCATGGATTGGTTGACGCTGACAAACGGCCCCGAATTGCAAACTATGATAACCTACACGCAAGACGTTGCTGATAATGTGCTTGCCACGGCACTTGCTGGCGACTTGCCTCCGCTGACGGGTAAGGCTGGCGATTACATTCGCGCCAATGCGGCAGAGGACGGCGGCGAATTTCGCACGCCTCAAGAACTTGCAGGCGACCTTTCTGCGTTTTTAGCATCACACAAACCTGTAAACGTATCTGGCGCGACACCTTCTCTAGATGTTGCAACATACAACTTTTTTGACCAAAGCGCACTGACCGCTGACACGACAGTAAGTTTTGCAAGCGTTCCTACAGATGCTAAGTGGCAGTACTCTTATGTGTCTGCTGTTGACGCAAGTTCTGTTTTTGATCTGACGGAGGCATCTTACGCAAGCAAGAGCTTTAGTGTTTCTTCGCAAGAGGCAATCCCAACAGGTGTTGCCTTTAACACTGACGGGACGTCTATGTTTATTGTAGGCGCTAGCAGCGACACAGTTTACCAGTACACGCTATCAGTCGGCTTTGATGTCTCAACTGCATCTTACGCAAGCAAAAGTTTTAGTGTTGCTTCGCAAGATAGCAGTCCACAGGCGTTAACATTTAACACGGACGGCACTTCTATGTTTGTTGCTGGTTTCGTTAACGACACCATATTTCAGTACACCCTAAGCACTGGTTTTGATGTATCTACGGCATCTTACGCAAGCAAGAGCTTTAGTGTTTCTTCGCAAGAGGCAAGCCCACAGGCGTTAGCCTTTAGCACTGACGGAACTTCTATGTTTGTTACAGGGACATCTAGCGATACTGTATTTCAATACACGCTATCAGTCGGCTTTGATGTAAGTACTGCGTCCTATGCAAGCAAAAGTTTTAGTGTTGCTTCGCAAGAGACAGTCCCAAGGTCGTTAGGCTTTAACACTGACGGAACGTCTATGTTTGTTGTTGGAAGCTCCAACAAAACAGTATTTCAATACACCTTATCAACTGGGTTTGACGTAAGCACAGCTTCCTACTCAAGCAAGAGCTTTAGTGTTTCTTCGCAAGAGGCAAGCCCACAGGCGTTAGCCTTTAGCAACGACGGAACTTCTATGTTTGTTACTGGAGACATTAACGACACAGTGTTTCAATACACCTTAGCATCTGCCTTGTCCCTAACCCTGCCCACAATCGTAGGTACACCAAGCGCCACAACCATAGGCGACCGTGTGACTTACACCTTTGTCACAAAAGACAGTGGCACAACCGTCAACTTGATCGCAGAGGACATCATCCAATGATTGAATTAGTCAAAGTAACTGACGGCGTTGCGTCTGCGTATTCTTTTGAAAGGTTTCGCGGTGACTTTAACACCACGGGCCGCGCTGACAAACACCTAAACCCGCGCGGTGTTTATCGCGTTGACAATCTGTCTAAACCTAAGACAGACTTTGGCTTTAAGGCTGTTGCGTGGGGTTTCCCACGTTTGGTTAATGGTTTTTGGACTGCGGGCTGGAACATTGTAGCTATGAGCGAGGCAGAAGCCCGCGCAACCATTGCCCCAATCTCACCCCTGCAAGGCATCCTCACGCTGGGCGAAACCGAATGGGGCAAGGTTCTGACATACCGCGAAACTGCAACTTGGTCTGAAAAAGTCGTGATCGACAACGCGGCGGACTGGGTTCGCACAAGCCAAAACATTGCGTTTTTTGGTCATTTGTTGAATTACACCGACGAGCAAATGGACACGCTATTTTTGCAAGCGGCGCAGGTCAACGCATGATTAACGCCCGCCTGTCACGCCCGTTATATATCCTTGCCCGCTTTGCGGAAATGCTTATTTCGTCGGGCAGTCGAGTTATCAACGCGGCTGTGTTTGGCGGGTCAACGCACCAGACGACAAGCGCCCGCGCTTATATAGACGGCCAGACAAACGCAAAATGGGCCAAGCGCCGCAACATGATTGACTGCGTGTTTTGGTTTACGCCAAATCATTGCGCAAATGCATGGGCTGCGGAAGTCGAGGCTGCAAAGAAAACACTCTTGAAAGCAGGCATATGATGGACGTAATTCGTGAATTTTGGGCAGTAATCGCGGCCTGCGTCGGTGTTGTCGTTTGGTTTGTGAGGCTTGAAGCGCGAGGCATTGCAAACGCTGCGGACATTAAACGGCTTTGGACGCAACGCAAAGAGGATTTGCAATCTGCCAAAGACAGCCGCGACCGCATGGATACGCGGCTCGACGAAATTAGCGCGGACATCAAAGCAATTCTGCGCAGCATTAAGAATTGAGGGAACCGATGGACATTCCACAGCAAGCGACAGAGATTATCAAGCGATGGGAGGGGCTATGCCTTTCAACGTATCTTTGCAGCGCAGGCGTGTTGACGATTGGCTATGGCACAACGGCGCGGGCTGGGGTTGGCATTGTTCCGCGCATGGGCCTGACAATAACGCAACCCGAAGCAGAATGGTATTTGGAAAAGGCGCTGGTTAAATTCGCGGCCAAGATCGACCCGCTAATTACCGCACCAATAAATGATAACGAGCGTTCGGCGTTCCTGTCACTCGCTTACAACATAGGCCCAACCGGATTTGCAACATCGTCTGCGCTGCGTCATTTTAACAATGGCGACAAGGCACGGTCTGCGGCATCCATCCTGCTTTGGAATAAAGAAACCAAGGGCGGTCGCAAGGTTGTGTCCCAAGGGCTTAAAAATCGCCGCGCTGATGAACGTAAACTGTTTTTGCGACCCGTTACCGCAAAGGCCACCCCAAAGCCCACAGCGGCCCCCGTTGGCGGGTTCCGGGCTGCAGTCGCGGCGTTCTTTGCCGCATGGAAAGGTTTCAAATGAATTACGCACCAATTGCGCGGATTGTCCTGCGTTACATCATCGGCGGCGTGATCGGCGCTGCACAAGGCGACATGCTTGCGGCGGACCCTGACATGGTGACGTTTGTGGCGTTGGCGCTGGGCGCGGCTGTCGAGGGCGCTTATGCCATTGCAAAGCGGAAAGGCTGGACAACATGATCGAAGCACTTATTGGAATTGCGGTTTTTATCGCGGGCGTTGTCTTTGCGTTTCTCAAGGGCAAAAGCAATCAACGAAACGAAACGGAAGTGGACGAACTCAATGAATATATTGCAACAAAAAAACGCATTGAGGATGCGACCCGCCGCGATCTGTCTGGCGCTGATGTTGATGACAGCCTGCGCGACCACGCCAAACGATAGGGCCGGCTGTGAAGCCACCGCGCAAAGCCGCGTTGATGCAGCCCAAGGCGCACTGGCCGATGGTGGGCCACAATCTAGGCGGTCGCTTAACGTATTGTTAGATCAGTTGCAAGCGTGGTGCAAATAGAGTTTAATCTGCACACGCAATAAATAAAAGGTTGAACCATGCCAACACCCCCACTAAGCGACAAACTCGCAATCGAGGCCGTTGACGCCTATGCCCGCAATAACGGCAAAGGAAACCTTGCGGCGAAAGAACTTGGAATTCATCCCAACACGTTCACAAACCGTCTAAGCGTTGCCAGATCGCGGGGCTTTCACCTGTCAGACGGCGCGCGATCTGCAATGCAAGGCGCTGGGCTTAACGGTGTCGAGGCCAAGGGTGGATGGATACACAACTACGACTCGGCCACGGGAAACAAGACAGGCACAACGCGCTGGGCTGCACCGGTTGATGAGGCCGAAACAAACAAGTTTCTCGACACAATACGCGGCGCGATTGACGATCTGAAAAACGATGACTTTCCCACATATAAAATCCGGCCCGCACCGGCTGGCGAGTGCTTGCTTGTGATCGACCTCGCTGATGTTCACGTTGGAAAGCTGTGCGTTGAAACCGAAACGGGCTACACCTACGGGCGCGACGTTGCCGTTCAGCGCATGGTTGAAGGCACACGCGAATTGATCCGCAAGGCGTCTGGCATGGGCATCGGTCGGATCTTGTTCGTTCTGGGCAATGACATTTTGCACGTTGACGGGCCGCGATCTACGACAACAAGCGGCACGTATCAGGACAGCCACGGCACAATCCACCAGATTTATCGTGATGCGTTTGCGGGGTATGTCAAATGCATTGAGCTTGCACGGCTCACAGCGCCTGTTGACCTGATCTTTTGCCCGTCAAATCACGATTGGCTGATGGGCTGGTGTTTGGCGCGCGAGGTTGGCGCATGGTTTCGCAATGCACCGGATGTCACCGCAACCGAATATAATCTGTCGGAAAAGCATCGCAAGTATTATCGCTTCCAAGATAACCTAATTGGCTTAACGCATGGCGACGGCGCAAAAGAGGCTGATCTATATCCGCTGATGATGACCGAGGCCCGTGCGCATGTTTCAGATTGCCCGCACAAGTATATTTACGTGCATCACTTGCACCACAAAATCCGCAAGCAAGCTGGCGTTCTCTCTCACAAGCGGGAAAAAGATCACATCGGGATGACAATGATGCACAACGCGGTGCGGTCAATGGAAGGGGACAACGTGCAGATTGAATACGTTCGCAGCCCGTCACCCGCAGACGGTTGGCATCACCGCAACGGATATATCAACCGTCAGGCCGTTGAATGTTTTGTGCATCATCCATACGACGGCCAAGACGGTCGATTTACGGTTTGGTTTTAAGTTTGCGCAGTTTGATCGGCACGCCCCATTTTTGCGCGTTTAACATGCCTTGCAGCATCCCGTCGCTAATGCCTCGATCTACATAGAACACAGACGCATCGGCTTTCTTTAACCATGTCAGCCCTGACGCGATGCCTTGCGCTCTTTCGTCTGGGTCGGTGTCGTCAAGTACGCCGGGCTGCGTGTAAAGCAAGTGCGACGCAATTGGCGCTTCGCCGCGTTCCAAGCTGTCACGCACGCAAGCCCGCGCATAGGTTTCATTGTCCGCAACGTTGCCCGCATAAGGGCTTTCTAAAATTACCAGTTTCATTTTTTATCCTTTTCTGCGTCAAGTGATACGAGCGTTTTTATGTTTCGCCTTAACTCTTGCAGCGTGCCGTTGTTGTTTAAGAAATGCGTCGCGTCTTGTGCCGTAAATTGCATACTTGATGCAGGTTCAGGGGGAAGGTGCAAGGACCGATCCACCCAAACCACTTTGTCAAACAAATGGCGTGTGGCTTCCAGTTCGTCGCGCCGCCTCATACCGCAATAGATGTCATAACCTGCCGAAATCATTCCCGTCGCAGTGCGCGATTTGTCAGGGGTGTTGTAATTTGAAATCATATCCGCCCACAACGCGCGGTGGTTTCCCCTATCTGCATAGCAAAGCTCTTTGTCAGCGTAGTTCCAGACACCCCAACCGTCCCAAATTACTTCATTACAGACAAACTGCGACGACGATATAAATTTGTAGCCGTAATTGTCGCGCAAGATTTCGCACACGCTATCTTTGCCGTGCCTTCCGTGTCCAATGACAAGCAGCTTTTGGGCGTTCATAAAAGTTCACCGTCCTGTTCGTAACAAGCAATCTCCCAAGCCTCTTGAAAGTCTTGCACGGCGCGCTCTTTGCCGCCTTCGCTGTGCATACGTGTTTCATCGTATGCCAGTTCGACCATTCCCATTGCGATCTCGCTTTCCGCTGCAAGTTCATAAGAATGGGACAGCGAAATGCCATTTTGGCGCGCCTTCATAATTTCCCCGGCAAGTTGGCCAAGCATCGGGCAAAGTTCTTTGGCTGTCACGTTTTCGGCAACGGCTGGCGTCATAAATGCGCACAGTGCGATTGTTGTGATGATCTTTTTCATGTTGGTTCCTTTGGTTGGTTAAACGCTGCCATGATAGCGGCGAGGTTGAGGGCGTCGGCAGCGGCTTTGGCGTCACAAATGAACATGAAAGGTAAGCCATCTTCTGCCCAAGCAATGAAAAGTGTAGGGTCTGGTCCATCCAGTGCGATGCAGTATGCGCCAGATGTCAACTCCGCCCGCAATTCGTTGTACTCCCACACCAGCGGCGCAATCATGTCGGGCAGGGCGGCGACTATGGCGTCGGCTATCTCGTCAAAAGATGCGTGGCCCTTAATTCCGCCACGCATAATATCCGCAATCTTACCCCGCATACCCATCACACGGCCCCCGTTGCGTATAAATAGGCCACGTAAGGCATAACAACGGCAAGGTATGCCGCGAGGAACACAGCGGCGGCTATGGTTGCGTGATATAAGGTCATTCGGCTTCCTTCGGCTTAATTGCGGCGTTAATTGCATCAGCTACGGCTTGCCCTGTGCCAAGAGGCAAAAACATTGGGACGTTAAAGCCGTCCTCGGTAAACACCTCAACACAGTCAAAATCTTGCTTCTCATAGGTTCTTCCCACAGCGTTTTTGATGTGATGGATTGAAATGCTAACAGTCATACCAACACCCCCCAGCTTAACGGCTCGTAAAGGCCGTTGCCAGTCTCCACTATATCGCGGCGAAATTCCATATCTTTGCGCAACTCGGCCTCATGATCATAAGCTGGCGCAGGTGGCTTTGGGCGCGCCCGGTCAATCGCGGCGTAGATGTTTGCAACGCGGCCATATTGTTTCATGGTCACCTCCGGGTTGTTGCCGTGCTTCTCAATGTGCGCGATGTCATCGGCTGGCAGCGCTGGCTGCATTGCCTTTGCGCGTTCTAAATAGGCTTGGTGTGTCATTGTTTTGGTTTCCTTGTTTGCTTCTATCCCTTGTATCTAGCAACCAGCCCGCACTGTCAACACCTTTTATGTGCATAATATATGTTGCGCAGAACTGGCGTTGCTGTATAAGGGGCATATGAAAAACACAAAACAAAAACTCACAAACCGGTTGCACGTTCTGATGACAGACGACGACCGCGAAAAACTGGAACGCGCCGCTGCAGCTATGGGCGTTGGCGCGTCAACATACACGCGCATGTTAATCATCAAAGATTATTCAAAGGGAGAAAATGACAATGACAAAACCTAAAATGACACCGGACGAATTGGCCCACGCGGTCCAAGACCTGATCCAAAGCAACGGCGACGTATTAAGCGCGCTAACTTTTGAAACAGCTAGCGGCGAGCATTACTATAATACGTCGATTGTTCGCAGCTTTGGCGAATTGTCAACATCCTATTTTATTTTGTAAGTGGAGAAAGCGACAATGACTAGACTTGAAACACCAGACGAAAAAAAAGACCGCATCCGAAAGTTAATCGCAGGATTTGAAAGGCACTGCGCCGCAATGGGCCATGAATGGGAACCGTCAATCTTTGGCGGCCATTACTGTCGAGCGTGCGGCGCGGCCAGCTTTGCACCCAAGGCGGCTGCCTAAC